AATAAAAATGATATTTCATCCTACTCCTTGGAGAGGACTAAACGTAATATTAGGTGCTATGCAATTATTGAAAAAAGACAATATTACATTAGATGTATATTCAAGCACTAAAATATATGGAGATGCTTTTAAAGATCAAAATGATGATGAATATAAGTATTTATATGATCAAGCAGCTAAATTAAAAAACGTTAATTACAAAGGATGGCACGATAACGAATATATAACAAAGAACATTTCAAATTATAAAATATTTCCCTACTCTAATATATGGGAAGAAACATCATGTATATCAGCGATAGAAGCATTAGGAGCAGGACTCCATGTAATCTCTACTAACTACGGAGCCTTATATGAAACTTGTAGTGAATGGCCTGTATATGTTCAATATGACACTAATTATAAAAACTTATCTACTTGTTTTGCATATGCAATTGAAGGAGTTACAGACTATCTACATACCGATAATATGCATGACTATTTAAAAAAACAAAGAGAGTTTTATGAAAGATTTTACAATTGGAAATTTAGAAAAAATGAATGGACAAACTTTTTGTCTGGAGTATTAGATGAGCATAAAAAATAATGATCCCATCTGGTTTGATGAAATAGAAAAACCACAAGAAACAAAAGATATAAAAATAATGGTGGCAACTCCTTGTCATTCAGAAATGTCTATACACTACGTTCAGTCAGTTTTAGAACTTCAAAAAATGTGTTTTAAGAAAAAAATACCTATAGAATTTAGAATGTTTAAATCATCATTAGTTACACAAGGTAGAAATTTAAGTGTTGCATCATTCTTATCTAAGAGCTTTACTCATATGTTATTTATTGATTCTGATATATCCTTTCAACCAGAAAGCTTATTAAAATTAATAAAAGCAGATAAAGGAGTTATTTCTATACCTTATCCATTAAAAGATATGTGTTGGGATAAAGCACATTTGATGATGAAAAAAGATAGAATTAAAACATTAGAAGACTTGCAATATAAAAGTTTTTATAGATACCCAATGAAGGTTGCAAACAATGAAGAGATAAAAGTTAAATCTGGCGTGATAGAAGTAACTCATTCTCCAACAGGTTTTATGTTAATCAAAAAAGATACTATAAATAAAATGATTGAAAAGTATCCTGAGTTAAGAATAGAACAAGATACTCTTATGAATGGTAAACATAAAAAAATAGAGAATATGTGGAACTTTTTTGATACAATTCATGACCCTGAAACAAAGACTTATTTAGGTGAAGATTATGCTTTCTGTAAGCTATGGAGAGATATGGGTGGTAAGTGTTATGCCTATGTTCTTGACAAGATTACTCATGTTGGTGAATTTCAATATACTGGAAGATTTGCCGATGAGTTGATACTTTCAGATAAATAAGATAAAATCACATAAAATAGGAAAAATATTTATATATGGCAAACCCTTTAGCAATAGCATTAGCATTATACGGTGGCTACAAAGGCTACAAAGCAGGTAAAGAAAGAGGTGGTACTTTAGGAGGTATTGTCGGAGGTGCTCTAGGTGCTGCTGGTGGTTATTACGGTGGTCAATACCTAGGTGGTAAACTAGGTATGTCTAACGTTGCAGGAACACAAGGTTTTACAAGTACAATGATGGCTCCTTTTCAAGGAGGTCAAGCGGTAACCGCAGCAAATGCAGCGGCTCCTTTAGGAAGTGATCCAGGAACTATGGCAGGATTAGTCGGTAACGAAGGTACTGCAGCCGCTCAAGGAAATTTTTTACAAAGAGCTGCACAAGGTTTTGGAAATATGAGTACAGGAAAACAAGCTGCAACTTTAGGAAGTTTAGCAGGACTTGGTGCTTATGCCTCTGGTGCTTTCAAACCTGAACCATATCAAAGAGCACAATTTACATACAATGTTGCTTATCCAGAATTATATAGAAACAGAAAATTTTTTGTACAAGATCCAACTACAGGTAAAACAGTTCAACAAGAACAATTAGATTATATTCCAGAAGAAAATGAAAAATTTGTAGGTCAAGAAAGATTTGGACCTTACGGTATGGCTCTTAAAACTATGAACACAGGTGGTTTAGTTGAAGTGGCTAAGTTTAGCGAAGGCGGTATGCCTGTTAAAACTACTCACGATGAAAACGATATTAATAATTACAAAAGAACAAACGGCTATGTAGCAGATCATACTGATGGTGCTAACAAAGATGAAGATACTATTTTAGCACAATTAGCAGATGGTGAATTTGTAACAAGAACAGATGGAATTTTAGGTGCTGGTATTCTTATGGGTGCAGATCCAAAAGATGAAAAGGCTATGAGAAAAAAGGGTGCTGAATTTTTTTACGATCAACAAAAGAAAATGAAAAGACTTTATGACTTATTCGATAGCCAAAAAAAAGCAAACTAGAGTAGGTGTAGATGTTATGCCCATCAAAAAAGATGAGGTAGATCACTACTGGGATTTATTAAAGTTAATGGTAATCCAAGGTCTAAGACACAGTGGAGATTTGTTAACTGAAGAAGATTTAAAAGCAGAAATTAAACAAGGTTTTTACCAGATGTTTATTATGTTTGGTTCTAAAGACGGTGTAGAAAGTAATGTGTTCGGTGTTTTTGTTACACGGATCACGGACCACCAACAGAAGAGACAATGTGAAGTTGTTTTGTTAGCTGGAAAGCAAAGAGAACTTTGGGAAGACAATGTTACAATAGCTATTGAAGAACTAGCAAGAAGTAATGATTGTGATAGAATAGCAATTTTAGCAAGACCTGGTTGGAAAAAACTAGGAGACAGACATGGATTTAAAATGAAGAACATAGAATTTGTAAAGGAGATTAAATAATGGGTGCAGTTTTCGGAGGTGGCGGAGGCGGAGGCGGAGGCCCTGCTCCAGATACTACAACACAATTTATAAGAGAAGCTCCAGGTATTGAAGAAAGAAAACTAGAGCTGATGGATTTAGCTCGTCAAACAGCACAAACTCCAATCAATATTCCAGATATACAAGTACAAGGATTATCTCCATTAGAACAAGCAGCAATTACTCAAGCAGGTCAAACAGGAGTTGGATCTCAAGCAGTAGGTCAAGCTGTAACAGGAACACAAGCTTCTATGGCTGCTCCAAACATTTCACAATTTTACAATCCATATCAATCATATGTTTTAGATGAAATTAATAGACAATCTGCTATAAAGCAAAATGAACTTGCAGGACAATCTGTAGGGGCTGGTGCATTCGGTGGAGGAAGACAAGGTATCCAAGCAGCAGAACAAGAAAGAGCAAGACTAGGTCAACTTGGTCAAGCACAAGCAGTTGGTTTTCAATCTGCATTAGGTGCAGCACAACAACAGCAAGCGGCACAAAGAGCAGGTTCAGCACAGTTAGCAACTCTAGGTCAATTACAACAAGAGATGGCAGGCACAGATATTTCAAGACAACTTACTGCAGGTGGAGTGCAAAGACAATTAGATCAAGCACAATTAGATGCTGCAAGACAAACACAATTACAAAGATCTGCAGAGCCTTTACAAAGATTAGAATTTTTATCAAACATTTATGCAGCTGGGCCGAAGTCTACTTCTGGTATTACAGCGGCAACACTTCCACAATCATCACCCTTATCACAATCAATTGGAACAGGGTTATCAGTAGCACAAGCATATCAAGGATTGAAAAATCCTGCAGTTCAATCAACAGCAGCAAAATTTAACGAAGGTGGGATTGTAAATGCTTTGCAAATAAAAAAGTTTAATGTCGGAGGCTCTGTCTCCGATGACGATGACGAGTCAGCAGATATTTTAAATGACGAAGTAGGAGAAGTACCGCAATACATTTCACCAGAACAAAGAAGTAATTTAATGCTAAGACCATTAGCTTCACAATTTTTACAAGCACAGAGAAGACCTGGTCAATCAGAAGCTTCAGCTGTAGCAAGTGCATTAGGAAGAGGTTTAGAAGGACAACAAGCTACAGCCTTAGAATTAACAAAATATGATGCTGCAGTACAAGCTGCAAAAGAAAAAGCATCAGCTAAGTCTGGAGAATTACCTACTGTTTTTGGTGCAATCACTGGTGCTCAACTAGGTACTGGAGATCCAGATGATGAATATTTTGGAGAAGTAGATGCTGCTGGTAGAGTTGTAGGACAACCTAAACAAACTTATGATGCTTCAGAAGAAGCAGGTAAAATTAGAAAAGCTTTTACTGATAGAAAAATTTCAAAAACAGATTCTGCTTTAAGAGATTTAGAACTATATATTGATAGACTTGCTAAACAGGGTAAAGGTGGTGACTTACCAGGAGTAGGTTTCTTTGGTGGTAGAAGTCCTTTCACAAGCACAGAAGGAAGATTACTTAGATCAAAACTTGCAGCATTTCAAAACGTTGTCTTGAAAGAAAGATCTGGTGCTGCGGTTACTGAATCTGAATTAAACAGAATTGTAAATGAATTAGCGGGTGGTGAAACTACTAAAGATGAGAAAGCTTTATTATCTACACTTAACAGTGCAAGACGTGCGCTAGAACAAGAAAAATTAGAAGTTATTAATTCTTTTAGTGATCAAAAGGCTCTTAACAAATATTTAACTAATGAAGGTATTTCTTTATATGACTCACCTACATTTATTCAAGGTGTAGCAAAACAAGAAGGTGCTTATATGCCAATTGAAGGCAGAAACATTCTTGAGGTGGATGGTAAACAAATAACATTTATTGGTGGTGTAAGATTTGTTTACGATAAGAAAAAAGGTAAATTCTATCCTCAAAAAGAAAAAAAGAAAAAGTAAGGATGTTATGGGAAAAGTTAAAATCGAAGGTGTTGAAGTTGAAATTGCAGGTGATGAAATATCACAAGAAGAATTTGACTTTTTAACCGATCTTAAAAAAGAATATACAAGCAATTTAAATCCATCAGGTGTCGAAGATAAAGATATTAATCCTGATACAGGATATTATAATTTACCTGAAGTAGATTCTAAAGTAAGATTTGCTGCATCCGCTGCACCAAACTTTGAATCAAAAGTAAAAACTCTACAAAAGTTTTTTCCTAAAGTAACTCAAGATGAATACGATCCAACAAACTTTATATTAGAAGATGCCAATGGTAAAAAATTTATTCTTGATGATAAATCAAAAACAAATTTTGGAGATGTAATTGATGAAGGAAAAGGAATTACTCAAGCAATTACTTCAACTGCTGGTGCTATCGGAGGAAGTGCATTAGGTCCAGGAGGGACTATCGTAGGATCTGGGGCTGGTTTAGCTGGAGGTTCGGAAATTTATGAAAGACTTGGTCAACTTGCTGGAACAGAGATAGACAGAGATTTAAAAGAATACGCAAAGACAAGAGGTACAGAATTTGCATTAGGAGCAGTTGCTCAAACTGCTGGACCTTTATTATTAAGAGGTACTAAATTTATTTTTAGAGGAAGTGAAAAATCTATTTACGATGATGCTGCTACAAAGCTTGGTGTAAAAGATGGTAAACAAGCTTATAACAAATTAACATTAGATCAAAAAATTGATGCAGATCTCCAGTTAAATATGGCAGATCGTTTAAAATTATTTAACAAATATAAAACTAAGCCTACTTTAGGTCAAGCAACTGAAAACCCTATTATAGATACATTGGAAACAACTTTTGCTAACGTACCATTTGCTGCACAAATATTAAGAACAGCTGCAGAAAAATCTCAAGATAATTTAGGAAAAGTATTTTCAAAAAATGTTATAGAAAGTTTAAAAGTACCAAGACTTGCAACAAGAGCAGAAGCAGCTGATGTAATTAAAAGAGGTTTAACTGGTAAAGGTGGTAAGGTAGATTTAGGTGATTTAGAATTTGGTATTACTAATTCAACTGGTTCAATTCAAAGATTTAGAAATATAAATAATGTAAACTATGCTAAAGTAAGATCACTATTAGCAAAAACTCCTGAAGCTCAAAAACAAATTACTATGAAAAATACTTTAGAGTTTTTACAAGAACAAGCAAAAGCTCCAGGTGGATTACAAAAAACTTTTTCTGCAATTAATGATCCTAAAATTACTAAAATGTTTAATTCATTAGTTGATGATACTGCAGCTAAGTTTAATAAAAGTGGACAGTTAACAAAAGGTGGTACTGTTAAATATGATGGAGCAGATGCTATAAGAAAAGCAGTTGGTCAAAAATTATCAGATCCTGTTTTATTTGAAAGTTTACCAAGATCAGTTTATAAAAAATTATATAAAAGTTTAACAGATGATATACAACTTTCTTTAAAATCTATAGGCGGAAAATCAGGTGCAGATATTCTTAAATCAGTAAGAAATGCTAATAATTATTATAACAATCAAATAAAAATAATTGATAAATTTGTAGAACCTTTAGCTAAAAAATATGACATTGATAATATTGTTACTCAATTAATTAATAAATCAAAAGCAGGAGACACTGCTTTAAAAACTATGATGAATGAATTAGGAAGAGACAGAAGTGCTGTTTTAATTTCTTCTATTATGAATAAGATGGGACAAGTACCTTCAACTGGACAACTTGGTGCATTAGGTAGAACTAATTTATTTAACACAAGTCAATTTATTAAAAACTTTGATGAATTATCTGATGCGGCTAAAAAAACTTTATTTGAAAACCCTATGTTCAGAGGAAAGAGTTATGCAACATTAAACAAATCTTTGAAAGATGTTAATGCATTAGCGACTTATATTGAAAGACAAAACCCATTTAAAGACTTAGGACAAACTGCAACAAAAGGTGCTGCTGGTACAGGTCTATTAATTGGTGGTGGTGCTGCGGCTACAATAGGTACTGGAGATCCTTTATTTTTATTAGGTATTCCAATCTTTGGTTACGGTGGTGCATTTGCTTTAAGAGCAATGTCTAACCCAGCGTTCATGCAATGGGTGTCTCAAGGTGTTAAGATTGCAGGTAACAAAGGTTTTGATGGTGTTCTTGAACACATAACTAAACTTGGAACTATTGCAGGTATGTCTGATGAAGATACTGCAGAGTTAACAAATCAATATTTAGAAATTATGAAACAAACTTCTCAAGCAAAAGAGCAAGAAGAAAAAGAACAACAAATTAATCAACAGAACCAACAGGCAGAAGAAGCTTTACAACAAACTGTTTCAAAAGGAGCTCCACCTCAACAGCCTTCAGCTCCAACACCTGTTAATACACAAGTAACAAACCCGCAACAATATTCAGCATTGTTTCCTGGAGATCCTTTAGGTGAAGCAATTGCACAAAAGAAAGTAATTTAATGCCAAGAGCTAAATCAGCCTTAGAAAAAATTGAATATCATGAAAAGATCTGCAGAATTATGCAGAAACAAACATTCGAGAAGATTGAGAAGATTGAAACGAGAATATCTAGAATGGAAAAATATATAGCTGGTGCATTATTAGCTATACTTTTAGCTGTACTTTCAAATCATATGTAGTAATAATTCCGAATGGAATTAATTAAATCTGAAACTTCATTTACTGTAAAAGGCTTTAGTTGGGATAATTCTTTTAAATATAAAAAGTATTCAAGGGAGACTGATGAGGAAACTGGGTCACGCCTTTACCAGGTCGGAGAAAATAATGTCCCCTCAGTCACAACTATTCTATCAAAGACTCAATCAGAAGACAAGCGTAAAAGCTTAGATAAGTGGAGAGAAAGAGTAGGATATACTGAAGCTGCTAGGATAACTCAAAAAGCAGCCCTGAGAGGCACGGAGATGCACTATGTTTTAGAGAATTATATAAATGGTATTGGATACCTTAACCTTTCAGAAAAGGGTGCAGAAGCACGCCTCATGGCCCATGAAGTGGTAAAAGGATTACCAGAGTTAACTAAAGTATATGGTTGTGAAGTATCTTTAGCCTATGAAGATAGATGGGCAGGTTCAACTGATTTAGTTTGTGAGTTCAAAGGTAAGCCTACTATATTAGACTTTAAACAATCGAATAAACCTAAAAGAGAAGAATGGATTGAAGATTACTATTATCAAATTGCAGCATATTCATTAGCACATAAAAAACAATATGGTGATATTAAAATGGGATTGATTGCAATGTGTACTCCTCATTTATTATTTCAAAGATTTCAAATGGATGAACAAATGTTATTAGAGTATGAAGAAAAATGGTTAGCTAGAGTTGATAAATTTTGGGAACTTAGGAAATCCACTTCTTAGCTTCTTCACCTAAAGTCTTAGCACTTAATTTTATTTTACCTTTTAATGCAGAGATAATCATTTCATCTACTGTACCTTTAACTATTAAATCTATAACTAAAACATTTTTATCTTGACCAATCCTATGTGCTCTATCTTCACTTTGTTCACGTACTTCTAAGTTATAAGAATTAGAATAATACACAACATAACTAGCAGATACTAAATTTAAACCATATCCACCTGTACTTGGGTTACCAACAAAGAAACGAACCTCATCATCATTTTCAAATTTCTTTACATTTTTAATTCTTTGTTCTGCATCTACTTTTCCATAAACACTAACTACTGAATTAACTCCATATCTATCTTGGAGCACAGAAATAATCTTTTCAATATTGTAAATATAGTTTGCCCATATAATAAACTTTCCATCGTTCTCTTCTATTACCTCTAGCAACTGATCCATTTTTGGATCATCGAATTCTATTATTTTATGATCATCTGTTTTAACATGGCCATTGACACATTGATGAAGTTTTAAAATCTCTGTTAATTTATTTGAATAACTGACCTCTTCGTTTTGAATCACGGCCCACGCATTCTTTCTTAATTGATCATAAGCACGTTGATGTTCGTCTTTTAGATTGATATAATGCTGCGTGTAAAGTTTTTCGGGTAAGTCTAAACACTCGACCTTTCTACAACGATATGAAAATTTTTTTATATTCTGCTCTAACTCTTCTAAGTTGGTATAATATTTTGGTAACATTATTGATCTTCCACCCATATCTATTTCGTGCATTACAGCATACCTTGCTCGGAATGTATAAAACGATGTATGTCCTAGTAACTCTTTATTTAGAAATGAGACTTGACTATATAAATCAAGCGGTGACTTAGTGACAGGTGATCCTGTTAATAATCTTTTGTAAGCAACAGGTTTACCTAACTCAATAATATTTTTTGTTCTTTTAGCGGTTCTGTTTTTAATTGTTGTAGCCTCATCAATAATCATCATTGTTTCATCAGCTGCAGTTAAAACTTCTTTAACTCTTTTCAATCCTGACTTATGACTCATAGACTCTACATTATATAAATACCAAGTCAGTTGTAACGGGTCATTAAAATGTGGAGAAGTAATCTTGTCCACCTTGTGTGCCATGATTTTATAATCAACTGAACAGTGTGTTTCAATTTCTTTTTTCCAATTTAGATATACGCTGTTAGGTGCAATCACAATTACATTTTTAATTTTATTTTGAACAAATAAATAACAAGCATTGTCTATAGATACTTTTGTTTTACCTGTACCCATTTCCATAAAATATGCGAAATTGTTGGATTCGGCTCCTTGTTTTAAGGCTTCTCTTTGGTGTTCGAAAGGTTTTGTTTTATAAATGTATTTCATAATTAATTAAAATATTTTTATTTTATTTGTTGCATTGTGTAAACAAATAATTTATACACTCGGCAAGGAGGTTCTAATGATGGACTTAGAAGCAGAATCAACCATAACGGTTGATACAGCGAAATCTGCGGATATCGCTCAAACTTGCAATAAGCTTTTGGAAACTCAGAAACAGATAACTAAGGCTGAAGAAGATATTAGCAAACTTAAAGAAGCTGAAAGAAATCTTTCTGACAATATTATTCCAAACTTAATGCGGGAAGCAGGCATAAGCTTGCTTAGACTAAATGATGGAAGTTCGGTAGAGGTTAAACCCTATTACCAAGCTAACATTACAGAGTCATTCAAAGAACGTGCTCACAACTGGTTACGTGATAACGGCTTTGGAGACTTAATTAAAAACAACGTCACTCTTGAATTTGGTAAAGGTCAAGATGAACAAGCTCAAACTGTTATCAAGGAGGCCCAAGATAAAGGCTACAATGTTAAACAGAAAGAGGGTGTTCACTGGGCTACTCTTAGAACATTTGTAAGAGAACAAATCCAAGATGGAAAACAAGTTCCAAACGATATGTTTGGAGTTTACGTTGCAAACCGTGTAACTATTAAGAAGGAGGACAAATAATGTCTGATACACAAAAAGCTACTAAAGAAGTAGCACCAAAAAAAGAAGCTGGAGTTCCAATGCAAATGGATCTTGAGTCACTATCTGGTCAAGGTACTGAGAACATCACATCACGTGATACAAGGTTACCTTTACTAAAAATACTTTATTCAAATTCACCTGTACTAGATGAAGATGATGGTAAGTATAACGACAAAGCAAAACAAGGTGATATCTATAATGAAATCACTGCGTCTTTGTATAAAGCAAAAGAAGGCGTTTTTGCAGTTCCTTGTCACTACAATAATACTTTTAATGAATGGCAAGACAGAGGCGATAGTCTTGGTAGACCTGTAGCAATACATACAGACCCAACTATCATGACTCAAACAACTAAAGGCGATGATGGTAAAGATAGATTACCGAATGGTAATTATATCGAAGATACTGGTAATCACTTCGTTCAGTTATTGAATGAAAACTATGAGCCAATTGAAAATGCTCTAGTACCTATGAAATCTACACAAAAGAAAAAATCTAAGTTGTGGAATTCTATGATTATAAGTAGAAAGATCAAAGGTAAGAATGGTTTATTCGTACCACCATCTTGGTCTCAAGTATATAGACTTAAAGCTACCAAAGAGTCTAATAGTCAAAACTCTTGGTACGGTTGGTTAATTGAATTTGATTCAGTTTTAGACCCAACTAAAAGTTTAGATGCGTTACAAACGTCTAAAGCTTTTTATGAAAGTTGTAAAAAGCAGGACATCTTTAGTAAAGTAGCATTTGAAGAAGAAGGTAAAGCTAACATTAAACAAGTTAGTGATAAAGAAGCAACCCCATTCTAATGCAAAATAAATTACTAGAGTTGTTTGAAGGCGACTCTGGTCAGTTCATTAAGGTCACCCTAACGGGTGGCCAAGATGAAAGGGGAAAGAGGCAAGCTGATTACCTCACGCTCCACGAACCAGTGACCGCTAACTTATGGCAAGATCATTTAGAAGGGAAATACGTTATAGGTCTTAGACCAGAACGTGATGACAAAATTAAATGGGGATGTGTCGATGTCGATCCTCAAAGCTATAAAGATTATAGTTCTAAAAAATATATCGATATAATAAAAAATAATAATTTACCTTTAATACCTGTTAGATCAAAATCTGGAGGTCTACATATCTTTTTGTTTTTAAAAGATTGGGAAGATAAACAAGATGTTTTAAAAATTTTAAACAAATGGAATACTGATTACTTCATGGCTAATGAAGTGTTTCCAATGAACAAAGCATTAGGTATGCCATACTTTAATGCAAAGATGACAACTGAATTTGCTTACAATGATGACGGAACCCCTGTCATGCTAGAAGGCTTTTTAGATTTAGTTGAAAAGAAAAGAACAACACTTGCAGAAATAAAAAACTTTAAAGTAAATTCTTATGAACCAGAGTCTAATTGGAAAGAGTATCCGCCTTGTGTTCAAAAAATGGTTCAAGAAAAATGGTCTGGTAATCACAGAAACGATTTTTTATTTAATGTATTAGTATTAGAATGTAAGAAAGATGAGGATATATCTATTGCTGACCTTACAGATATAGCCAAGAAAAGAAATTTAGAAATTTTCTCTCCACCATTACCAGAGAAAGAAATAATTCCAATTGCTAAATCAGTAAAGAAAGGTGGATACTTTTATAAGTGTCCTCCAAAATTAAATGCAATCACACCTATTTGTAATAAAGAATTATGTAAAAATAGATCATTAGGTATCTTTCAAGAAGCCCCTGCAATCATTGACGAATTTGAAGATGTAATGTTTATAAGAGATATCAAAGAATCTTTTTATCAATTTAAATATCAAAATGAAAAGATAATGGTTAAGCCAGAAGACTTAGCCTCTGAACTTAACTTTAAAAAGAAACTACTGAATTACAAAATACTTTGGAAAACATTACCAAAAAGAAAAAATATTATTGTATGGGATTTATTCTTAGATGGATTAGTTAAAAAAGCTGATGAGTCTGATGAATTCAATTACTTAGAAACTTTAGAAGATATGCGTTATCAAACTCTTAAAGAATTTTTTGAAGATACTATTGAGCAAGATGACTTTAGAAAATTAAAAGACGGATACGTTGTACTGGATTCAAAAACTAATGTGTGTTATTTCAAAAGAACTACATTAGATAACTGGATGAAGAAGAAGATGAATAAAGCTTTCAATAATTCTATGGAGGCTTTACGTTTATTAAATTGTAAACGATTAGAATACCATGAGGGGGAGAAGAATATTTGGGCAGTTGATATGCCAGAGTTTATCAATCACCAAGAAATTAAAAAACATAAACCAAAGAAAGTTGATACTTCGTTAACGGAAATGGATGATGACTACCACACAGGAAAATTTAGAAATCCAAAAACTGAAAAGACTACATAAGAAAACTATTAAAATATACGGGCCTCCAGGAACAGGAAAAACATATACTTTAATTGAAAGGATTTTAAAAAAACATTTAGCAAAAGGTATAAGACCAGAGAGGATTGCTTTTATTTCTTTTACAAACAAAGCAGTTAACACTGCAGTTGAAAGAGCCTTGTCCGCATTTCCACAATATACTATAGAAAATTTTACAAGATTTAAAACACTTCACAAATACTGTCGTAGATATTTTCAAGAAGAAGTATTCGATATTAAAAGTTGTATGATTGATTTTGCACTACAGGAAAGTATTTTAAAACGATCTGACAATCGATTAGAAGATGACGAATTTATTTATAAGGATTGGTCCTTATCTATTTATGATAAAGCAAGAAACATGATGGAAGATCCTATTCAAGTTTTCAAAAGAGAAGCTTACAAAAAAGATAACATAGATGTATTTCAAAGAAAGATTTCAACATACGAACATTATAAAAACGGTGGAGGAGAAAGTTCTTTCATAGACTTTACTGATATGATTTCTAAAGCAATTGATGAAATAGATTTTCCATCGTTGGATATTCTAATACTAGATGAAGCTCAAGATTTTACACCACTTCAATGGTCGGTACTATTTAAAATAGCTAGTAATTCAAAAAGAGTTTACTTAGCAGGAGACGATGATCAAGGTATCTATCAATGGAATGGCGCTGACTCAAAATATTTTACAACTTATTTTCCAGGACGAAAGGTAGTATTAAGAAAGACTAGAAGATTTGGAGAAGCAATACATCACTTTACAGAAATTATTAGAAGAGGGATTATAGATTCCGAAGAGAAAGAATACTTACCTTCAAGCAAAGACGGTAGTGTAAAAAGATACTTAAATTTCAAGGAGATAGACTTCACTCAAGAGGGTACATGGTTCATTTTAGGACGAGTTAATAAAGTAGTTAACGAATTAAGAATGGCGGCCAAAGAGGCAGGTTTATATTTCGGAGATAATAAAAACAATAAATCTTTTGATCGTAAACAATGGACAGCGATTAAATCTTGGACAGCTATATCTAATGGTAAAACGATTACTAAGTATGATGCTGAGATCATGTTTAAATATATAAGAGACTTAGAGAAGGATGCTTTTAGACAAGATAAATTTTGGATGGGAGAGCCTGACTTTAAAACATATAACTTTGAAGCATTGAAAGAATGGTGCGGCCTCACGGTTCCCGATGAAAAGAAGAATAAAGAATGGTGGTGGATCCTTCGTAGAAACTTTACATCAAGACAAAAAATATATTTTATAAGACTTCTTAAACGCTATGGCCAACAACAACTTAATGAAGAACCAAAAATTGTAATTGATACTATTCATAGCGTTAAAGGAGGAGAAGCAGACCATGTTGTTCTTGCAAGTAAAAATGATTATGCATCTGACTTTGGACGTAAAACAAAATTAGATAAAAGCGGAGAGCGAAAAGTTTATTACACAGGTGCTTCAAGGGCAAAAAATACTTTACATATATTATCAACCGACTATAAGTATCATTACCCAATCGGTAAAGATTACTTAATTTACTTAGAGGAGACCAGATGACAAATAGAAAAGATATAAACGAAGCATTTCCACAATATACCCAGATAGGGGGGAATCACTATACTAAGTTTGA